ATTACTAACCAAAATTCCATAGCGATAGCTTTAGTCGGCGGATTAGCTGATGATGGAAAAAGTCTCGACACTAACTTCACATACCTACAATACGCATCTTTGCGTGAACTTGTAAAAAGGTTGAAAAAGAAGTACAAAGTTGAGGTAGTGGGTTGCAGAAATGCAATTAACTCTAAATCGTGTATGTCTTTTGACGTACTGTCGATTGTTGATTGAGACGCTCCTAGTTAGAAATAGCTAGGGGCGTTTCGTATTTATAGGGTATCAAGAGAAATCACAAAGTAGCCTTGCTCTGCCCTAACATGAGGTAGTAGAGGGAGACTGAAACTACCTCTTTCCCCAATATATCACCCAAAAAATTTTATGACCCAAACCGAAAGTGAATTTTTATATCACACATCTTGCGATAATTGCAGTTCGTCAGACGCAAATTCCGTTTATTCAGACGGACATGCCTACTGCTTTTCTTGCAATACAACAACACAAGGACAATCAACAATGGAGTTAACACCAATTACAAAACAAGAAAGTAATTTTATCAAAGGCGAACACTTGCCTCTCAATAAAAGAAAAATTAATTTAGACACAGTACAAAAATATAACTATCAAGTAGGTGCATGGTTTGCACGTCCTTGCCATATTGCTAATTATTATAATGATAGCAAAGAGTTAGTTGCACAAAAATTAAGATACCCTTCCAAAGATTTTCAATGGTTAGGCAATCCAAAAGAAGCAGGATTGTTTGGACAAGAAACTTGTAAAGGACGTGGAAAATATTTGACAGTCTGCGAAGGAGAAATAGATGCTCTTACAATGTCGCAAAGCATGGATAACAACAAATGGGACGTTGTATCTATTAAGACAGGTGCGGCAGGTGCAAAAAAAGATATTCAAAAGTCACTAGAATTCTTGGAGGGTTATGAGAATGTAATCTTTATGTTCGACCAAGACGAACATGGGCAAAAGGCGGCGTTAGAATGTGCAAAACTTTTAACTCCTAATAAAGCCAAGATTGCTTCTCTACCACTTAAAGACCCTAACGAAATGTTACTTGCAGGTAAGCAAGATAAATTAGTTAAAGCTATGTGGGACGCAAAACCATATAGACCTGATGGTATTGTTTTAGGTTCAGAAATCTTTGATGACATAATGAAAGAAGATAACTATGTCACTGCACAATACCCTTTTAAATCTCTTAATGATAAGACACATGGATTAAGAAAAGGTGAACTAACAACTATCACAGCAGGTACAGGTGTAGGTAAATCATCTTTCTGTCGTCATGTAGCATTAGATTTATTAAAACAAGATTTTGGTGTTGGCTACATTGCATTAGAAGAAAGTATTAAACGAAGTGCGTTAGGTATCATGGGTGTACACCTGAAGAAACCTTTGCATTTAACAAGAGAAGGAATAAGTGAGACACAACTACAGGAAACTTTTAAATCTACTATTGGTAATGGGAATTTTTATTTATATAACCATTTTGGCAACACAGTCGCCGATAGCCTTCTTAACAAAATAAGATACCTAGCAAAGTCATGTGAAGTAGACTTTGTAGTATTAGACCATTTACACATGGCATTGTCTGCACTTGGAGACGAACACACAAGTGATGAAAGAAAACTAATTGATTACTTTGTAAGTAAATTAAGAACACTTGTAGAAGAAACAGGTATAGGAGTTATTCTTATATCACATCTTCGTAGGTCAGAAGGCGACAAAGGTTTTGAAGATGGCAAAGAAGTTACTATGAATAGTCTTCGTGGTTCAGCTTCTATAGGTCAGTTATCAGATTTAATTATAGGTATTAATAGAGATATTAAGTCAGATAAAAAATTAGCAAATCTAACAATACTAAAGAATAGGTTTAGTGGTGAAACAGGTAAAGCCTGTACATTGTTATATGATTTAGACACTGGTTGTCTGTCAGAAACAACACCTGACGTATTAGATGACTACTAAAAGAGTTACGGCAAAGCAAAAGAAAGATGCTTTGTTTTGGTCTGGTCTAGTTGCAGACGCACTAGCAAAAGTAAAATCAACACATAAACCACAAGTAATAAAGATAGGGAGTATTAAGACTGCTTTTATGTTGCAAGACACACTAACTTCTATGGCGTTAAGCGGAGAAGAGGCGGCTTGGAAGATAGAAGTAGAATTACAAACATTACATTAATTATGAAATTACCAAATATAAATAAGAAAATATTAGACGCACCATTTGTGCATTGCTATTGGAAAGATATTAATAGCTCTGCAATTTGGACTTCATTAAAAGAAGCTAAAGCAAGTAAAGTTACAATTTGTATTACAGCAGGTTGGCTTTTAAGAGCAGACAAAGATGTGCATGTAATTGCAGGTGATGTTAACTTTAATGATGATGGCACATTAGGTGACGTAGGTAACGTAACTACTATGCCTTCAGTAAACGTATTAAAGATTAAGAAGGTATCAGTTTGAGATACGTCTTTGATATAGAAACAAATGGATTTCTACATTTATGCGATAAGGTACATTGCATTGTACTTAAAAACATAGACACAGGAGAGATACTTACACCTAGCAATGAAGACGCTATTAAACTTTTAGAAGAAGCAGAGCTTATCATAGGTCACAACATTATTAAGTTTGATATTCCTGTATTAGAACGATTACATTCCGCTACATTTAAGGGCAAAATTTTCGACACATTAGTGGGTACTAGATTAGTATTTGCAGACATTAAAGAAAGTGATTTTTCAAAAAAAGATTTTCCAAAAGATTGTATAGGTAAACACTCATTAAAAGCATGGGGTAATAGAATAGGTGAGTACAAAGAACAGATAGAAACTGACTGGCAAACATTCACACCTGAAATGCTTGAGTATTGTAAGCAAGATACAGAAGTTACTTACAAACTATACAAAGTTTTAGAAGAAAAAGGTTACTCCCAAGAGGCTATGGATTTAGAACATGAAGTAGCCTCACTAATATTTAAACAAGAACAACATGGCTTTACGTTTGACAGAGAAAAAGCAGAAGCATTATCTGTTAAATTAAAAGCAAGACAAGCAGAGTTAGCTGAAGAATTACAAGGTGTGTTTGAGCCTATCGTAACTGAAAGATGGTCTACAAAAACAGGTAAGAGATTAAAAGACCAAGTTACTGTATTTAATCCATCAAGCAGACACCATGTAGCACAAAGATTAAAAGATAAGTATGGTTGGGACGCACAAGAGTTTACCAGTGATGGTAAAGCTAAATTAGATGACAGTATATTATCTAAACTTCCATATCCTGAAGCTAAAATATTATGTGAAACTTTTTTATTAACTAAAAGAATTGCACAAATAGCTACAGGCTCACAAGCATGGTTGAAACATGAACGTAATGGTAAAATTCATGGCACATGTAATACAAACTCTTGTGTAACATCAAGAGCTTCACATTCGTTTCCAAATTTAGGACAGGTCGTTAGTACGTCTGCACCTTATGGTAAAGAATGTAGAGAATTATTTACAGTACCAGAAGGTAAACGATTAGTGGGTATAGACGTAAGCTCTTTAGAAGTGATGATGCTTTGTCACTTCATGTCAAAGTTTGACAATGGTGCATACACTAAAGTTGCACTTGAAGGTGACATACACACAGAGACACAGAAACTAGCAGGGTTAGACAGCAGAGATTTAGCAAAGCGTTTTTACTATTGCTTTTTATATGGGGGAAGTGTCAAAAAAATTGCTGAAGTAATTAACAAACCATTCAAAGAAGCAGGAAAGATTAAGAAAAGATTTTTAAATAACTTACCTGCATTACATAAACTTATAGAAGGAGTACAGTCTGCGGCTGAACGTGGTTATCTAAATGGTTTAGACAAAAGACAAATCAAAGTTCGTAATAGTTACTCGGCACTTAACACATTGTTACAAAGTGCAGGTGCAATCCTATGTAAGAGATGGCTAGTAGAATTTAACAAAGAAATTAAGAAATTTAAGAACGCACAACAAGTTGTATGGGTACATGATGAGATACAAGTTGAGTGTGAAGAACAAGACGCTGAAGACATTGGTAAGATAGCAGTAGAATGTATTAAACGTGCAGGTGAACACTTCCAATTAAGAGTGCCGCTAACAGGCGAATACAAAATACACACAGATTGGAGTGGAACACATTGAAAAATAATAAATTTGATATTGACCTAAAGTATGGTCAGGAAAGAGAACAAAGACTAGCATCTATATTAGACAAAGATAAAAATAAAATAGAAGTTAAGACTGAAAGAGACTGGTGGTTTAAAACAGGTAACATTGCAATAGAAGTAGAATGTAATGGTAAACCTTCAGGTATCATGGCAACCAAAGCTGACTATTGGGTACACATATTAGCAGAGGGTGACAAAGATTATTGCAGATTAATATTTGATACTAGAACAATAAAAAGATTAGCAA